AATATGTTGTAAACCCCAGTTCTGGTCATAGTTTGATATTGTATCAGAAAAACTAACAGACCAGTTGTCAAGGTAAGATTTATAAAAATGATTATATAAATTGCAATAAATTTCAATAAACATATAATAAGTATTAATTAATTGTCCTTCGTTTCGCAAAACCAGGTGAACATAACCATTAGCATCAATATAACCCAAACTACTATATGGTGCTGTGACATTAGCAGTATTACTTTGTATATATGTTTTTGCTCTCGTAAATTGTTTGATTACAGGATAGACATACCCTGTAAATCTTACTTCTCTTTGCCCTGTTGTTGTGTCCCCACCGCCCAAAGTATAATACTTGAGCGTTACATCATACATTGACGCAACATCGGATTTCATTCCAGTTTTAATATCAAGGTGTTTGTAGGATGTGCTTGTGGTAAGTCTACCCCGATAAACAGGTGTCTGACTTGCAATAAATGAACCACTAGCATTTTCAGCACCGAAGACAATATGTTTAGTTGCTATTAGTTCATTGGTTGTTATTTTAGTTTCATCATTTGCATTAAGTTCAGCAAATTTAGTAGCACCTAATTTATATTCATCAAGCTCAGCTTTAGCTTTGTTATCATTTTCATCGTAATATACTTTCCCAAGCGTATCAGCATAATTAACACCGCCTTCTGTAACAAGCATTAAACCTGTATGGCGCATCCTCTTGTCTTTTGCTGCATTATAAGTTATTAAGTCCGCAGTAGTAAGCTCTATATCTACACTTTTGAAATATACATTAGAACCATCAAAATAAATATATTTATTTGCAACACCAATTCTAAATTTTTTATTTATAAAGTCCCAGAAATTATTTGCATCTATGTAAATTAATCCATTTGATACATTGCTATCTTTACCAAGAGGAACTGTAGTAGCTAATGCTATATCAGACCATTCAGACATCTGTCCATCTTTTGTTCTTTGCCTTATTCTAAAATAATACCCAATACCAAGAGGTGGGTCATCTGTTGTAAAACTTCCGAAAAATGTAGATGTCTCTTGATATTCTATTGTATATCCATTTAAATTGCCATCGTAATCAAACCAATCAATCGTATCACAAGACCTTTGTATTTGATAATAATCAAAATTTGATAAATTATTTTGTCTATTCCAAGATAATGTAATACTCCAATTATTAACTACAATTGAATTTATAACAACTTTATCTGGTGTATTAACATAATTACCAAGATTTGTTCCTTGTTCTTGAGATAATTCTGTTAATGTTTGTTCTAATATTTGACTTGATAAGCTACTTGTTATAGCTACAGGAGCAGTAAATGGCGAATATTCAGTATGCTTTATTGTTTTTTGTCCTGAAGGATTATAAGACCATTCGGCAACAGGGATTACTGTAAGAGTTGATTTTTGTTTTTCATCTATTTTTAAAGGATGTTCTATAGATGTAATTAATCCTGAAAATGAATATCCTGATTTAAGTTTTACACTTATAAAATCTCCTATTTCAAGATGTGGAAGCATATTACATTCAAGAGTATATCTATTTTTAGCTATATTGCATAATATATAATTATAAAAATTTACTAATCTTTTAAACTGGTCAATATCTGTAAAAAACCAGTTATTTTCTATTTTTATACTATCACCTTCTGTAGTGTCACCTTCAACGATAATATCACTTGATTTTATATATACAGGTTTACCTTTAATTTCAAAAGTAAGTAAATAATCACCTTGTCCTGTATTATTATAAATTACAAATTTAACTTCCCCACCATTTATTTCAAAATCTGATACTGTTAATTTTGATGTTCGTCCATTTATTGTTTCGTATGTTTCTATGTTTATAGAAATATCATCAGCATATATTACATCGCAATCATCATTAAATTTTAATGTAGCTGTTATCTGTTCTCCATTATCAGGAAAACTTTTGCCACCATCTATATATTTATAACAATTATAATCTCTTCCAATTTGTGAATTTTCATATCCACTATCTTTTTCTTGTAATACAAAAAGAGTTCTTACAGTATTGTCTATTACAATATTATCAAAAGTAGCTCTTATAGATTTATAACTATTATTATAACTTTCTATTTTTTCTGAAATACCATAAATAATATTTGGAGGCATTAACGTATTATCTAAAGTAAATACTGTAGATAATACAGTTGTATCTATAGATTTAGCTTGTAAATAACCTGTGCAAAAACTAAAAATCATAATTTCTGATTGAAATAAATTTTTTAATGCGTCAAAGCAAGATATTTCTTCAGTAAACATTACAAAAGGCACTGTATTATTTATATCTGCTACATTTATATATGAACTATTAAATCCAGCGACTTCCATTATAATATGAACTATACTATTCTTCGGGTCTGCGTTGAAACATTTTTTCATCCCAACAAGTTTCAATCTTTTCTTTATTACATATACAGAAGTATCATCTGGTATAGTGTCCCAGTCTCTATCAACTGTAGCAATTTTAGTTATTCCATTATAATCAATAATAACTCTTTCTTGTGAAATACCATTCCCATTAGTTATTTCAATCATCATATAATTATAATAATCAGAATCAGAAGATGCGGTATTTTCAAGAGTAATTGTATTGTTTGTCCCAGATACAGCTGTTCCAGAAATTACATCGACTCTTCCTATCTTTTTAGATTTTAAAATATATGTATAATCAAAAAATTCTATTTCACAAGAATTATTATTAAACTTATTAAAATTTTGACTAAATGTAGGATAATCTATATATCCTTCAAACATACATTCTGCTGGATTGCTATTTAGAAATATTCTACATTTTAATTCTTTTGTATTAATTGCGTTTATTATTTCAACTATTAGTGAAGATTCTGGGGTATAAAAAGATACTTTTGCTGTTGCTGTTGATGGTGTAAAATCATTTTTTAATTCAGTATATGTTAACGATACTCCGTAGCAAAATTTGCTAAAATCAAACCATCCAAGAGTTGGTGTATAGAAATTAACAATATAATTAAATTGATATTTAGCTAAAGCCTTATTTTGTAAATCAACATTTGATTTCATTATAATACCCCAAGTATTTCAAATTCGTTTTTTACGATTAAAGCAAGTTTTCTTGTAGCAGTCATATCACCAAACCAATTTTCTACATAGATATTTAAATTAAGTGGTCGTTGAGAAGATGTCGTATAATTATTTGAACCAGAACCTGATGTAGAAACAGAATTTGTAGGATTAGAAGCACTCCCAACCATTTCACCTACTGATACACCACCACCTTCTAATTGCTCATTGAAATCTTCATAAGATGTATATGTCGGAATAGCTAATAAAGCTATTTGTTTTGCACCAATCCATTTTAAAAATGTATTTATAGTAAGAATTAAAACATTTATAGCAGAAACTATTCCTACAGCAATACCATTTACAACGAATCCAACGAACCATATAACTTTAGCCAATAATTTAAAAACAGGAATAAAAGCATTTATAATTGGGATTAATATTTGTAATACAATTGTAAAAGGCATAAGAAATGTTTTAATCACTACATTAAGTAATAATCCAACTGCATAAAGAATAGGCTCGATTAAAGTCAATACTGAAGCTAATACCCCTGCAATTGCTTGCATAAACGGCATTATTGCATTTAAAGCTGGTATTATAGCGTTTGCTATCATTATTGCAAGAGTAGTTATAAAACCTATCAAAGGAGATAATAAATCATTTAAAGTTGGTAATATATAGCTTGCTATTACCTGTAACATATATGAAAGTGGGTCTAATAATGCCATAATTCCTGGTATTTGAGATAATGCTGAAAATAAAGAGCCAAGCATTAAATTTGAAAAATTACCAATTAAATTAGATACGAAACCTCCAATACTACCACCAATCATAGAGAATAATTCACCAAATAAATGAGTATATGAAGAGGTCATATTGCCAAGAGACATATTTGTAAAAACATTTGATAATAAATTTTTAAAATAATTTAATGTTTCTAATATTGAACTTTTTACCTTTGGGATACCAGTATCTACTATTTCTTTTACTGATTCACCAGTAATATCATCTATTATTATTATTTCTTTTTTAACACTCTCAAAAAATTCATTCATGGCTAATAATGTTTGGTAAAATTTATTATTTTTATTAGCTTCGTTTTGTTTATTTGCTAATTCTACGGCTTTCTGTAATTCATTATTTAGCCATTGCATTATATATTCGTGTTTTTGTTTTTCTATTTCAATAATCTTTTCTTGTGTTTCTAATTGATATTTTAAAATCTCTTCACTTGAAACTCCATATATTTCCATAAGAGCTATATTTAGATTCATAATTTTTATTATTCGTTCGCTAATGCTATCAAATGCACTTACTACATCATCTTTGTTAGTAGCGTCCACTATACCTATAGAAAATAATTTAGCTATTTCATCTTGCGGAATATATTTTTCCATAGACGCTACAATTCCATCTATACTATTAATTAATTGATTTTCTATATTATATAATAATTCTTTTAATAATCTTTCTGCTGAATCTTCTATTTTTATTATATCAGAATTATCCACGCCTGATGTCCAGTGTGAAATTACTGTTGGTGCATCTTCTTTTATTTTTCCAAGTTCTCCAGCAGCTTTAAGTTTGTCTTTAATAGCTAATAAATCATTTAATAAAGTCTGATATGTTTCATTTCCTTTAAAATATTCATCTAATAATTCTCTTAATTTTTCACTATCTTTATCTGTTTTGCCAGAAATAGATTTTAAAGCATTATCAAGAAGTTTTTCTAACCAAGACTTATAACTATATTCTCCCTCTTTTTTAATTACTTCATTTTCTGGGATAATTCCTTTATCTATTAATGCTTGTATTTCAGCAGCAATTTTTTGTAGTAATGGACTCATTTCTTCAATTTTTGCATTTAATTGTTCAGAAAAAGATGTTAAAAACGCAATATCTTTTGGTGAAAGTTGCTCTACTGGCTTTTTTGATATTTTTTCATATTCTTTATAATTTTCTTGAAATGTTTTTTCATCAATTGATATTTGTAAAATTTTATACATTTTTTTTATAATAGAATCACACCAGTCTATTATTTTAGTAAATATATTATCTTTTCCTATATTACCGAATAATAATTTAGTAAAATTATTAAAATCATTTTTTAGTCTTCCTATTGCAGTTGTTGTAGAATTGATTGTTTTTGTAGATTCATTACCTGCTTTTACTATATATTCTGATAATACTTTCATTACATCATTTACATCTATTGAAGATTTTTCAATATTTCTTAATTGCTTATCATTTAAATGTAATTTATCCTTCAATTCCTCCCATACATATAATCCATTTTCAGCCATAGCATTCATATCATCGATAGATACTTTACCTGTATTTCGCATTCTTTCAAATGCTGTTATTATAGAATTAACTGTATCTTCTCCATACGTATTGCTTTGATTCATTTGTATTAATGCTTCGGTTATATCTACTCCCATATCTTTTGCATTTCTTGAAGTTTTCTTCATTATTTCTGCAGCTCTATCAAGAGAGATACCATATTTATTTACATATTTATCTATATCTTTAAGTGCTTTAACTCCTTGAGTCGAATTGCCATACATTCCTAATAATCTTTGATTAAATTTTTCTGTATTTGTAGTAGCGTTATATATAGCTGTTCCTAAATCTATAATAGCTTTGCCAAAAAATCTTATTGTATAAACCTTCATCATTATACCAAAAGCTTTACCCCAGACTGTATCAAAATAACTTGCTCTTTTGGCTGCCTCTGTTGTAGCACCAGCTACTTGCTTTATTTCTGAAGTAACAGTATTGCTATTCGCAGATGCTGATGCTACTAAATTATCAAAATCTTTTTTTACCTTTTTTAAAGTATTGCCTATTACAGCCGACGTCTTGCTTGTGCTCTTAAAATTAATAGACATATTAATTAGAAAATTATATACACCTTTATTAGCTTCTGATGCCATTACTTTCTTACCTTTTTCGTTTTTGATAATTCTGCATTGATAATTTCTTGCTTATATTTTATAGATTCTTGTTGAACTATTGTTAATAATCTGTTTTCGTGTATAAGCAATTCCATAGCTTCGTTTGTGTTTATTTTTATTAATCCATTTTCATCTTGAGTTATCCAAAACATATAAATAAACGGAATACACCAATTAAATAATCCCTTTTCTTCTTCTGTTTCAAATGTTACTGAATTTAGATTATATCCTTTTTTTAAAGCTTTTATTATTTCTTCTATTACTTTTAATTCTTGGTCAGTAATAGTTTTAGAAATAATATTTGTCATTAATATAATTAACTCAAATAAATCTGGGCTATTTTTATCTACGATGATTAAATCATTAGAATTTTTGATAAAATTACTATATTTAATAAATAACATTATTTTATCGCATAAAATTCTTTTAGAAAAAAACATATTTGTATCTACAGTGCCTGAATGTATATAATCTATATATCTCGGCTGTCTAAATATTATTATCCTTTCTTCTTCGTCTTTACTATCAATAAAAGTTTTACAATCAACCGCTATATTATAAAATCTTCTATAATTATCACATATTTTTACAGCATCTTCTATTTTAATCATTTCTTTATTTTGATAGTGTTTTTATTATTATTTACCTTATCTATATCTTTTTCAATTATAGACTCAATATATTCTATTAAATCAGGACATTGCTTATCTAATTCTTCAACTAAACTACATCTTTCTTCATAAGATAACTTTGTATTATCTGTAAGATTAGTTTCAATTATATGACAAGCTATATTTGCATAAGTCATCGTTGCAAATTTATCTGGTGCTATATCCTTCGGAATTACACCATTTGTTAATGAATTATATTCAAGACTACCAATAGAAGAAAAACTCATAGCTTGTTCTAATTTTGCAGGTTTACCCAAAACAATATAGAAATTTTCTCCATCTTCAATAAAATTTTCTAATGTTATTCTTTTAGTATCATTTCTTATAAATCTAACATTTTTCATATATTTTTCTCTCCTTGTCTTTTTATATAATGAAAATAAATAAAGTCAATAAGAAAAAAAACTGGGATTTGCTCCCAGTCTTTTTTAATAAGAAATAGCTCTTTTTGAATATACAGTAAACTTAATTGCTGGGTCTCCATTTGTTGGTGCTAATCCAATTAAAGAAATATCAGCTGGTATAAAATCTGTTCCGCTAATATCATCAGTATATTCATCTATTTTGCATCTTGGTATATCTATATCAAGATAACCATATACAGGAGTAGTTCCATCTGTTCCTATTGCAGAACTTGTTTGAAATGTAATTTTTATTGAGCAATCATAATCATTTTTATATTCTGACCTTATATTTGCCATAAGATTATCAAGGTCATTTTTAAGAGATATTTTTATATCTCCAACTTGTCTATCAATAGAATAAGGATACCTATTGTTATGCAGATTAATCATATCGTATGTATCATTCTGTGCTGGTGCGGATGAAAGTGCAGATTCAAGTGTTACTGTTTTTGTCAATGGGTTATAAGCAGTTATTTTTTTCATAACTCCTAAATTTGCTCCAGAAGTAAAATACATATATAAGCCATTGTAAATATGCCATTCTGAAGATACTGTGCCTTGTAATACTATATTTTGTGCAGTTGAACCAGTATCTATTGAACCATTCTGGATTACTTCTTCCATACCCTTAAATGTTTTCTTTACTTCAACTCCATTATCGTATGTTAAATCGAAGCTATCTATTGGCATAGTGATAAAATGGTTATTATTCGGATAAGCATTATTCCAAGTAGTAGAAGAACCTTTAAAAGATAACGAACCTTCATAATATTTGAATTTATCAGCATTTATATATATAGGATTTTGTTTATCATTTGTAGGATTTGTGCTTTCTGTTTCTTCCATACCTACAAATTCAAAATCAGCTTTAATTAACTGGTCAACTTCTCCAGACAATTTTAGTGATTTAACAAAAATTCCACTATACCAATATATTGTTTTTTTATACAATTCTATGCTTAGAGATGGTAATTGAATTGTGGTTGTCTCTTCAGGTGTAAATTCTCGTGAATATACGTTAGATGTCCCTATTACTGAAGGTGTGCTTTCTCTACCAAGTAATGCTTTTAAAAAGATATTTATATTATCATAATCTATTTCTATACCAGATATAGAACCTTCTACATTTTTTGAACCTCTATATATATTATCTTTAAAAAATCTTCCGATATTCATATCGGACTCTATAGTTGCAACTTTTTCTGATATAGAATTACTGTTATATGGTGTAAAATTGCCACTATATATTCTGAACTCTGATGTGTTATCTGGTATCGTATCCCATTTTGTATCTATTGTAGCAGTTTTTGTAGAACCGACATAATCTGTTATTATTCTTGTTTGTCCAATTCCTGTTCCTGCTGTTATCGTTACATAACATTTATTATAAAAATCATCATTAGATGAAGCATAAGCATCAAGAATTATAGTCGTATTTGTCCCACCTTGTGCTATATCTGCTCTATCAAATGTTTTTTTAATAAATCTTGATAAAACACCGACAAAATCTTCTATAGCAATTTTGCAATAAGTTAAACTTCCTGAAAATCTCATACTCTACTCCTTTAACTTTTTAACCGAATTTATTTTTTCGGTTTTTGTTTCGGTTTTGGTCTGGGTTTCGTTATTTTCGGTTTGTTTTTTTTGCTGTGGCATCCCATATTTATCTCCATTTTTTTCATTAGATTTTTCATCAACGATTGAAAATAAATTTGTGTCTTTTGTAAGATTTAAAGCAAATTCATCGTTAAATTCAAGAGTATAATTATTTACTTCACTAAAAATATGGTCAATCCCATTATAAGATACGCTATATCTTATAAGATTGCCATTATATTTAACTTTCTTCATAAAATCTCCTTTTTTTTAATTTTTATAAAATCCAAAACTTGCAACAACCATTTCTTGGTTTTTATCAAGCAATAAGCCCTGTCCTGTCCTTATAGCAACAGGTATCCCAGCATTTATTAATTGATAATTACCACAAAAGGCTCTGAAATTCGGATTTTCATCATAATTGGCTATTGTTAAAATATTATCCATTACAAATTCTATTCTGTTATTTAAATCATTAGCAGTTACATTATTTATATAAACGATTAAATCAAAATTATATGTAAATTTAGTATTATTTGTAACAACTCTGCTTACATTAGCTTCAGCAAAAACAATAGAAGCATAATAATTTATATCAGGTGTTAATTCTGATATATTAATATAACTACCAGTTGTAAAAACTCCACTATATAAAGTTAAGAAATCACTTAAAATAGTCCCTATTTGAGTTGAAGGCATTTTAACTTCCCTTTTGTATATTACCTTTCATATAATCATTAAACATTTTCTTTGTAGTTGCATTAATATTTCGTAATAAATATTTTCCAAATCTGTCAATATCTCTTTCAAATGAATTTAATGTATAATAAAATGGAGGAACGAACTGGCTTGTGTTATAATCTTCGCTTTTCATTTTTGTTCTTCCTCTCCATCCTGTTTCAAGCACTATCGGATAACTTACTCCTGTTCTTCTGTTTGTAGCTGATGACCTTACCATTAATGCTGTATAATTTTTATCGGCATTATCTTCTGCTATATTTTTTCTTACATATAAAGATTTAGCCATTGTTCCTGTTCTATTTACAAGCTCATTATTCCCTGTAATAGCTCTCGGGTATTTTGCTTTTAAATAATAATTTATTATGTTTTCCCTTACAATGCTTAAATAGCTTGCGGAAGCTTCAACAGCATCTTTTACAATTTCATTACCTTTTTCATACTTTTTTAAAATAAAAATAAATGCAGGGTCATAATCAAGAGTAAGTTCTATCTTGCCATAAGCAGTGTCAAAACTTCTTACATCTATTGTTTTAGCCATATTATTTAATTCCAGCTTCTTTTTTCGTATGGGACAATATATTTAGCTAATTGGACTCGATAAGAACTTGTAAAAATCTCTTTTAAATAATTTTGTTCAACCAATGTATCCTCTAAATTTATTGTTCTTGAGGTAATACCTTGCAAACCGTGTTTACCTTTTCTTTTCCAGAAATCTTGTAAAATCATTACAATTATTGTTTCTACATCTCTTAAATAATCAAAAAAACCATATATATGCTTTATATTATATATTTTATTTAGTTTATAAGCATCTGTATCTAACTTTATTACAGTATTAGATATTAATAAAAATTCTGGTGAAAGAATTTGATTTATCGGTGTTTTTTGCAAAGGTGGGAAGACTAATTCATTATCTACAAACACATTCTGTTCATTTATAAAACTTTCATCATTAAATAATAATATAGCATATCGTGATGATGCATCAGGAATTCCAGACAAATTACTTTCAAGTGTTATTATGTTTGTAGTAGCATCATAATCTATTATTTTCTTTTTTTCACCAGCATTAAATCCAGATATTATTTCAAAATAATAATTATTATAATAATCATTAATAGCAGATGCATTATTTGTTATTTCAACTGAAGATATTGTGTTTATTCCAGAACAATATCCGTCATTTATAACAATATGAAAATTTCTTCCTACAAAATTGCAAAGGGAAGGATATACTATATACTTTATAAAATTTTCTATAATTGAAATTTCTGTTGTCATTGTATCAGCAATTTCTAAATATTGTTTTGATACGTTTATTATATCATTATAATTTAACATATACCCTTCCCGTAAATTAATTAAAATACAAATTTCATAAATTACATTTTATAACCAAGAGCTACACCTTTAGTCGAATAAATAGCACTAAAGCCAAAATATTGTCTCATTACAAGATAAGTTACTCCGATAGTAATATCTTTATCCCATTCAACAATTGGCGAGCCATAAAATCCTACAGCAAAAGGTCTTTTATTAACAACAAGAATTGAGCCGTATGTATTATTAGCAGGTGTTCCAGATATTTCACCAGTTGTATCAGTTAATGGTAATACGCTTGAAGTTCTTACAGGTATCCCATCGTATATACCAAGTTGACCTGTTAATATTGTAGCTTTTGCACCGACTTTATCAATTGTCAAGAAATTAGAATCATTTAACATTTTATAATAAGCTTTGCTTTCTTCAGCTACAATAAGTAATTCTTGTGGTCTAATTCCATATTTTGCTAATTTTTGTCTTAATGACCTGAAATTAGTATAGTTAAACGTAGATAAATCAGCTGAATTATATGCATCTATAGCGAGCCTTCTAAGTCCATCCCAATATCGTCTTACACTTGGAGATGATAAAGATGAATCTCCATTTATAATTGAATCTTCTATTGAAATGGACAATCCAAAATATAAAGCATTTCTAAGAATAGGAAGCATTTCTACAACTGTAAACATATCTACTTCATCTGTCCATTTGTATAATCCCTTAAAAGGTTTAGCAGATATATCAAAGTATAAATCACTTGTATTACTTTCTGTTATAGTTGTGCCTTCCACACCATAAAAACTTGCATACCAGTCAACATATGGGTATCGTCTTGTGCTTGAGCCAGTAGACCATCTGAAAATATTTTGAATAAAATCAGCTATTACTGCTGTTTTTTCTATTATTAAATCAATAACTTGATTTTGAAATTCTACAGGTATCCAATCTGCCATAGTTGTAGTGTTTGAAAGAGTTTTAAATTTAGCTTTATCTTTTATAACCAAAGACATTAAATCTTTTTCTGAATACTTTTGTCTATTTCGCAGTGCAGAATCTCTTTCATCTATAGATTTTAAAATCATAAAATCTATAAATTCATTAGTTGATAAAGTAACACCGCTTTTTTTATCTTCTATAATTGGTTCATTATTTTTTTGAGTCAATATAAAAGATTCAAGAGCTTTTAGAGATTCACTCATATCTTTTTTTAAGTCTTCTGAAGTGTTAAATTCTGTCGCTTTTTTTTGTAATACAGCTATTTGGTCAATAGCTTCCGTAATATTTTTAAATTCCATAAAATCTCCTTATTTTTTTAAATTTTTAATATTTGACATCATTTTACAAAATTCTTCTTTTTGTTCCGAAGATAATTTATCCATAAGCCTAATAAAATACGATACCATTTCATCAACAGATTTAAGCAATCTGTCCATATCGCATTTCTTTACACTAATGAACTCTTCATCTTCATTACTAGAAGAATCTTTAGAAACATCTTTTTCAATATTTAAATTATTTTCGTCATTAATTAATTTTTCAAAATTTTTAATACCTACTGATTTTATTAATGACTTAACTATTTCAAAATTTGCATTTGGGTTTGCTGGGACTGTTACTATTGAAATATCAATTAAATCAGCATCTTTGATAATTGTTATATTTTTACCATTTATCTTTTGTTCAACATAATCTTTTATAAAAAAACCTACTGAAAAACTTTTGACGACTCCATATTTTACCATTTTATACACTTTTTCGTTTATGTCAGGATATATTTTAGCCGTAATTAAAAAACTATTATTTTCATCAGGTGGTATATATGACAATATTTTACCTACAGGTTCTTTCCAATCGTGATTAAAAAATATCGAGCCAGAAGCTTTTGTGTATGTATCTATAGAGTCGCTGAATGCTAATGATTCGATTATGTCATTAGTCCTGTCTATATCAGGAGTCGTGGGGTAACCTTTTATTATTATAGATTCATCTTCATTATCTTTTGCAATATCTTTAAAATATACTGCGTTATCGATATAAGATATTTTTTTCATTTTTTTTACCTCGATTAAATATTTCATTATTTTTTTAAAAGTCAAGAAATTTAATTATTAACGAATTGAACTATTAAGAAACATCTACAATTTATTACTAATTCTGGTGGCAATTCTGGGTCATATGGTCTATCAGCTGAATATGTTCTTCCGTTTATTGTAGTTAAAGTAAATTTTTGTTCAAATGGTATCCATTCGTTATTATCAACTATTTGATGCGAATATCTTACTTTTTCATCTCTCATTGACCTCCAAGCTTTTACAGTTTTCTTCTTTTTTTTACTCATTAATAAAAATTTATTCCATAAATGTTCATTAAGTGTTTTCATTATTTCTGTTGTAGACCATATTCTTGCTTTAGCTTGTGCGTTTTCAATTAAATTATTTCTTATTTCATTTGCTATATTTTCAAATGTGTTATTTCGGTTATTTATAATAATATTTAATATAATAGCTATAATATCATTTTCATAAAAATATTTACTACTTTTTTTTACTTGTTCATTAATCCATTCTTCATAATCTTTTGCAGGATTTTCGTCTCTATCTTCTACATATACTTCTGATATAATTCTTTCAGCTCTTTTTATAGCAGTTTGATAATATTTCTTTAATATTTTTTCAAATTTTTCCATTCCTTCTTGTAACAAAGCAGAATTTAATAATAATAATAATAATGATGAATCATCTTCATAATCCGAAGGTTTTTTATCTTTATTATCGTCTGAAATCTCAATAGAGCTTGCTATAATATTAAAAACATCTTTTAAATCGATGACTAAATCTCTTATCAATGGGTCTAATATTTTTAATATTTTTTCTTGCATTATTTTTGTTATTAACTCTATATCGCTTTCAGCATCTATTGTTTTATTTTTTTTCTCATCACCTTCTTGAACAGGATTACCTCTATCTCCTGCTGGTTTGTCATATTGCTGATTATTATTGTTATTATTATTTGATAATGAATCACCACCTTCTATTACTGGTAACTGAAAAAATCTTTCTCTTGCTTCATTTTTTGTAAATATTCCAGAACCTACTACTTGAGCTATTTGAGTTGCGTAATCAAGCATATATAATTTTAAATATTCAAGTCCTGAAGTATCTCTCTTAATTTCAATATTTTTATCAATAAATCTTTTTACATATTGATTAAATGCACCTTCGATTTTTGTTATATATACATCTATAACGCAATCATAAAATATTTTTCTTTCTGCGTTTGTAAGCGAATATGAACCACCAGAACTTAATTTACCTATTATTGATTTCGGTATTTTAAACGCTATTGCTATTATATCTTCAATATGCTTTATAATCTCTAATGTTATAGAATCCTTCGGCGATGTCCCGGCTGGAACGAACTCATAATTCGGTGGTAGAATTGCAGCTTTACCACTCTTAATTCTATTCATTACTCTTTTAAATAATTGTTCTTCTTGTAATCTATCAACTGTTTGATTGAATACTGCTGTTCCATCAACGTTAGAAGAAGATTTGAAAAATCCAGGAATAAAACCACCTTCTTCAAAGAAATTTTTTAGAAACTTAACACCTGAATTTGTTAAAGGAGCAATTCTTTCTATACTATCAAAAATAGAGTATGGTTCTTTTATATCTTCAGGATTATTTATATTTTTTATTATAATTATATCTTTGTCTGTATAGCTTTTACCCTTATATTTATAACTTATTGGCAATCCTGTATCATTATCTACAACTATATCTTCGAGGTCTGTTTTCTTGACGATATAAAAATAATTTTTTAAATTTAATATATATGCGACTCCATAATATATTAAATTTAAGACTATATGTTCTATAAATTCACCTTGACAAGAATATAAAGGATTTAAATATTGCAATTTAATATAAAAATTATTATTTATATCTTCTTTACCATTTTTATAAACCTTTAGCTTTATTTTACCTGTTTCTTGAGTTGTATATGATAAACAAGCGAATATCATATAATTAATTATTAAATCTGGTTCTGCATCATCTGCAAATGCCCGTTTTAATGCTTCTTCAATAGACGTATTGGATGATTGAGACACAGCATATGATTTCAACTCTATTTCACTTTTTATTTTTTCTGTTATAGAGTCAATTTGTTTTTTAAACATTGTGTTTAATAATTTGTCTTTTATACTCATAAACTTATCTCCTATTTGAAATTCTTAGATGAAGTCTATGTGTTTGCTCTTCATTGTCGAGATATTCTTCATCAAATCTATTTAAAGCAATATACGTTTCTAATTGCATAGAATTTTTTATTGTGTTTGTTTGTTCTTTGTAATATGAATATACAGCATATCTTATTGCGTCTGGTATGTGTTTATATCTTCTATCTACAATATCTGATAAAGAGCCATCATCTTTTTTCTTATATCTAAAAAGATGAAGACTTTTTTTTATTTCTATCAAATGTGGCAGATAATATACATTGTGAGTATTAATAAACTCATATGCATCATTAGTAATCTCCATTTTTACGCCTTCAAAATTTTCAATTCTTTTAATTGTCTTTCCGAATTTAAAAGAATCCATTACCATTTCATTTATTCTGTCTGGTTCTGCGTTATCAGCATAAATAATGACATCACTTTTAAACAATCCATATTTATTTAATTTTTCTGAAATCATTGTTCTTATTTCTGCTGTAATTTTACATTGAGTATATATATAATCGAATATTATATATTTATCTATGATATCACCAGTATATATCTGTTCGGTATTTGATTTATTACTTAGAAACACATCTATAAAGACAACAGCTGTATAATCGGGGCTATACCCCCAATCAATTCCGATTATTACCTGATTTGACCTTTTTGGATTAAAGACATAATGTTCATCATATGGTTTTATACCCCATAATACCTGACCTTTTGCAGTTACCCATTTACCAAGAAAATTTCTTTCATAGTAATCTTTATCTTGATATTCTTTTTTCTTAGCATTTTCTATGAAATCTGCTGGCAAATGTTCTGCATTTTCAAATGTCGACATTTCAAATAATTCGATATTACCACTCATATATTCTTGATATATCCAATGGTCAGGAGTATCTGGATTTGTTAATAGAATTAACTTAGTGTCATTATGCAATCTTAATCTACCATTCAAAATTTCATCATAATATGATTTTTCTATTTCGATTGCTTCATCTATTAGACACCAACCGAGATTTAATTGTTTAAGTTTTCTTGGGTCATCGCAAGACCTTAAATAAATTATACTATCAAATAATTCAATCTTTTGTTTTTTTTCAAAATATTTATAATAATCTCTAAGATTATATTTATCAATTATCAATGTCTCAAATTCATTAACAAGCATTTGCAATTCGAGATATGTCTTTCTTAAAAACATCCCTTTATTGTCTTTTATACTACATAATTTTAGAACTTCAATAAAGCCAGCAGTTGATTTTCCAGAACCATATCCGCCAGATAAACATCTTATCCTATTTTTACTTCTATGAAACCTTAATGCTGTTGGTGTTGGGATATAATCTATTTTTACAATATTTTGAGTCATATTTTCCTTATTGTATTTATATTTCTTGCTTTATCTAATCTATCAAAAGCATCTATACCTTTATCTTCGAATATTTCTTCGATTTCTATTACTTCTTTTTTGCTATCATTTATTATATTTTCTATTTGTTTTTCTTCTTTATTTTCAAAATCTATATCAAAATTAAATTGCAAATATACATTACCTGTTCTTTTATTTATCTTTTTTAATTCTACGAGTGCTTCTGTAGCCGTTTTTATTACTTTTATTAAATCATCAACCTCCAATGATTTAGCTATATTTTCATTTGACAATCTATACTCAAGTTCTTTATAAGCGTAATTAAACAAATTACTCATTTTGTCAAGGATTTCTTTTGAAGAATCATCATTTTCTTCTTTTAAAACTTTATCAATTTTAGATACTTCGTTTTTAAAAGACACTGGTAAAGTATCTATAGTTTCATTTAATTCAGCTCCAGAGCCTCTTTTCCATTTATTTACAGATGACCATTGTCTTATAGAATTAGCAGACACATCTACGTTATATTTTTTTTTCATAGCAGAAACAATCATTGTAGCTGATATCCCTGCTTCATACATTTTTTTTATTGCTTCTTTATGTTCGGTAGATATTTTTTTGCTTTTACTCATATATTTATTCCTTTATTATCAATATAAAACAAAAAAACCTATCAAAAATCGTTTATAATGAGTTTTTTTTATTAGATATAATAAAATCACATAAAAGTCTTTTTTTGCTCTAAAAACTATCTCTTTTTTAATAAAAAGATAGTATTTTTACATTTTATATATCGTTTTTTTTACCTGACTAAAAAATAGCATTAAAAAAAATAAAAGCAATATAAATAAAAAAAACCGTGCAACATTTTAAATTGCACGGTTATAGAAGGAGAATAGAATATACAGCAACGATAGGAGGATAAAAACCAATTAGAAAATATTAATATTTATATAATTGTCAAGGTTTTTTTTCTCCATCATGATATCAATAATTGTGTGTAAATAAAAAAACAATACCTCCCGATGTATAAAAATAAAGCTACCATATACACCAGGAGGTAAAAAATGAACCTAGATGAATTAGAGATAAGAAAATATTTAAGACCTAAAAATTCATTGCCAAATATTGAATCTGCTGAAAAGATAATATATTTAGCAGTTTTAAAATACACTAACAACTGGTCAACAAGAAAATTAAGAGGTTTTAGTCTATGTAAAGAGGAACTGGATAGGATGATAGAAAATATCTAAATTACATCGGGAGGTCTTATTACCTTATCTCCTACGAAGATAAGGTAATAACTATTCCAATAAATAAAAGGATTATATATGTTTACACACAATTACTGACAATACCTATTCCATTACAAAACACATTAAATTCATTTGCTGAAATTGAATTATCTTCATCGAATTTTATTTTTAGCTTAAATACACCTATTGGCTCTTTATATTTTTTTGATAATGTTTCAAAATATTCTTCGTATGAATCCCATAA